AACCAAGAATATCAATAGCATTTGATACTATTTTGAGAGGTGAGTATGGTGAAGTATCAAAAGAAAATGGCACCGTAGGCCAATTTAATATATAAATAGAAGAAGACATGATAGTGAAAAGGAGAAATTATGGCAGATGAAAAACCACGAAACCCAAATCTAATGAGTCCGAAACAAATGCAGGCTACAGCCAACACTTCAGGTGTAGGTGAAGGAGTTGTATTGATGTCGGAAGTATTGACAAAGGTTAACAACGCAAAAGATAAACCAAAAAAGATTGAAGTATTAAGAGCATACGAAAATGCACCTTTGAAACAAGTATTAAAAGGCGCTTTTGACCCTAATATTATATGGGATTTACCAGAGGGTAACCCACCATATATTAAAAATGAGTCACCAATAGGTACTGAACATGGTCTATTAAGAAACGAAGCTAAAAGACTATGGCATTTTGTTAAGGGGGCTGATTCAGCAACTACGAAGACACAGAAAGAAACTATGTTTATTCAGATGTTGGAAGGTCTACACCAAGATGAGGCTAAGGTATTATTGGGTATGAAGAACAAATCTTTAAATAAAATGTATAAAGGTTTAACCGAATCAGTTGTTAGAGAAGCCTTTGGGTGGAACAACGAATTTTATAAACCAGAGAAGCAACCATCTTATCCAGTATAGGAACCAGTACAAAACCAGTACATTTGCGTGTTGCAGAAATGACGCAGCCTATATCCTCGCATAAAATAACGCTTTTTTATACATTTTTAATAAAAATAGTGCTTGCCTGATACTACTTTTTAGTGTATTATGGTCGTGTATTATAAATATTGAAAGGAAATATATATTATGAAAAAGTTGTTGATAATTTTTACGCTGGTTTGGTTAGGTCTAAATGCCTTTGCAAATACGGTAAAAGCAGATGATTATAACACGGCTGTTGTAGCACATGTTATCAAAGAGAATATAAGTGGTAACGGTGTAGATACTTCGGTACTAGAGGCAGAAATGCATAAGTTAGCATATAATTTTGCCTTGGAAATGTCAAGTGTTTTGGAAAAACATTTGCCAAATATATTAGAGAGTATAGCCGCTGAATTAAGATTACAAGCAGACAGCAAATATAAGTGTAGTTTATTAAAAGACACGAAGATTGCTGATAAAGAGTGCTCATAAGGGAGATAAATGGCGGCCAACTGGAAGACAAAACGGAAAGTTAAAAAACTTGTTAAAGAGGAAATACTTCCTTCAAGACGCAAGTACAAAACAACTTACAAAGACATTGCCATATGGTTCAATTATTTGAATCAGGTTGTTTTTGATGGCAGACTTACTCCTTTCAACGATATACAAATCAAACCAATTAGAGATAGAATTAAAGTATGGGGTCAAGTAGTAATACTTGAACAAAAGAGAAAAGGTACTAGACAATATGTACTTGAAATGTTACCTTATTACCATACAAAAAAAGAATTTGTGGACACATTAGCCCATGAATGCGTACACCTATATCAGATGTCCAATTTAGGTGATACAGGAAATCATAACGCTGTATTTTACAGTTATAGGGCAAAATTAAGTCAACTCGGACTACAACTTTAATCAAAACAATGAGAGAGGTATTATACAATGAAACAGGTGAGAAGAAAGTCAAAAGAACTGGACCATTATTTAAAAACCGTAATTAATGGTGTCCCCAAAAAAATAGAAAGTTTTATAGATGGTAATGAGAAATCACTTACATACTATACTGGAAATTGGGCTGAAGATGTTGCCAACAATTTTACAGAGAAACAATCTGAAAAGATATTTAAAAAAATGGCAACCTATATGAAAACTGGTAAACTACAGTTTTTTCAGAGGAAAAATAAAAACATTGAGATAGGTACTTGGTCGGAATATGGTGAGAATTTGCCAGAATCATTATCAAGTTATGACTATATCATAGTCAGGAGGGCTTAATGAGTATATCTTTAATGACTAAAGCTAAAATAAAAAGTGTATTTTATACACTTATATTTTGTATGATAGTTGCTTTTGGTTTCCTTGTAAATAATGAATATAAAAATGCAAAAGCGGCTGCTGTTGAGAAAGAAACAGAGGAAATTGTACAAGTATTAGAAGAACTTAATAAAGAATGGGTTAGACCAGATTTTGAGAGAGAAAACAATCAAACATTTATTAATAGTGTTGCTCAATGCGTCTATTACATTTACAACACAACAACAGACATTTATCCTGTAAATATGGAACTATTAGTAGCACAGGCGGCTCTAGAGTCGGGTTGGGGTAATAGTAGATTTGCTTTAGAAGGCAGAAACTTATTTGGTATTCGTACATACGATTTAAGGGAACCACATATGTTGCCTTCAAATAAACCTAAAAAGTGGGGTGTTAAAGTTTATGAACATGAATGTGATTCGGTACAACACTATATAGATATACTAAATAATGGAACTGCTTTTGAGGATTATAGAGTGTTAAAACATGAAAAGGATATTAATGACCCTTTCCAATTGTTGGTAACACTTGACGCTTATGCTACAGATGAACACTATTTTGATAAGATTAGAAGAATTATTAAAAAAATAAGAACAGATTATAATATTCCGAAGGAGAATTAATTGTTTACAATATTGATAACTTTCATAAGTGCTATTTCTATATCTATTATAGCCGCTGGCTATTCTATTGTAGGACTATCCACTTTATTCGCAGGCGCTGTAGTACCTATTATTGCTATGGGTAGTGCTTTAGAGGTTGGTAAATTAGTAGCCGCCTCATGGTTGTATAATAATTGGCAGAATAAATTAGTACCAAAAACTATAAAGGCCTATCTAACAATGGCCGTTATAGTTTTAATTTTTATAACATCTATGGGTATCTTTGGTTTCTTATCAAAGGCACACCTAGACCAAGTAAAACCAACTTCATCAAATAATATAAAAATAGAATTAATTGATAAACAAATTGTTCAAGAACAAACTATTATAGATAGGTCTCAAAATACATTAACTTTATTAGACAAGACACTAGAGAAATATATTGATTTAGAATATGTTACCAGAGGTCTGAAAGAACGAGAAAAACAAAAAGAAGAACGAGAAGCATTACAATTAGCAATCAATAATGCGAGTGATAAGATTGCAGAATTAACAGATAAAAAGGCTGTATTAGAATTAGAACAAGATAGGATAGAGGCTGAAGTTGGACCAATTAAATATATTGCAGAATTAATATATGGTGAACAAGCAAAAGATTATTTTGACAAGGCTGTTAGGTGGGTAATTATAGTATTGATATTTGTATTTGACCCCTTGGCAGTATTATTATTGATAGCGGCTAATATATCATTGAGGAGTAGAAGAGTTGAAAAAGAAGAGAAAGCAAACAAAATCCAAAAAGATTACCAAAAAGAGGCTACTAACGCAAAAGTTAGAGCGAAAAGAGTCAGAGATAGAGAAAAAATTTATAAAGACTTTTTTAGAAAACTAGGCAAGAGAGAACTGAAAAATAGAGATTATGAACAATTTTTTAGACAAATGGGTACAGAGGAAATGAAGAAGTTAGGTCTGGATCCAGATGAAATAAGAATTAAACTTGACCAAATTATGGAGTGGAACGACCTAGATGTTAAGAAAGAATAGTGATATATTAATATTAGGTGGTGGTACTGCTGGTTTAGCAACTGCTCTAATTTTAAAAACAAGATTTCCTAAAAAAGAAATAGTTGTAGTAAAATCAGATAAGATAGGTGTTATTGGTGTAGGTGAAGGCTCAAACGAAGAGTGGTCTTATTTTGTAGAATTTTGTGGTTTAGACTCTAACGAGGTTATTAGAGAAACAGACGCAACTGTAAAATTAGGTATCAAGTATATAAATTGGACAGATAAAGATTATATTCATAATGTAGATAATAGATTTTATGAGAGTAGTAATATAGGCCAATTATCTGGTTCATATATTCATAGTTATATAAATGATAAAAGTCAAATCAATACTACAGATGACCTGATAGCTAATGCAAAAGTACCTAATACAAATCAAACATGTTCAAACCAATATCATTTCAATGCTCTTAAATTAAGAGATTACCTAGAAAAAAAATGTAAAGAACGAAATATAAATGTATTTACAGATGATATAACAGATGTAAAAACAAATGATAATGGTATAGATTATATAACAGGTAATAATGAATACAAATCAGATTTTTATATAGACAGCTCAGGTTTTAAAAAAGTATTGATTGGTAAATTAGGTGTCAAGTGGAATTCTTATGATAAATATTTACCAGTAAATGAGGCGATTGCCTTTCCTTCAGACGATACAGATGAGTACCCATTATATACTTCATCTACAGCAATGAAATATGGTTGGATGTGGAATACACCTGTCTATGGTCGTTGGGGTAATGGTTATGTTTTTGATAATAATTACATCAATGCTGAAGAGGCACAAAAAGAGGCTGAAGAATATCTAGGTCATAAAATTGAATTTATATTTAAGAATATAAAGTTTAGTGCTGGTAGTTTAGATAAATTTTGGGTAAAGAATTGTATGGCTGTAGGTCTTAGCAGTAATTTTATAGAACCATTAGAGGCGACATCTATTGGTAGTACAATTACACAAGCATTTATGTTTATGAATTATTATGATTGTGCTAACGATTTACAAATAAAACAATTTAATGATAAGATGGCCATGGTCATAGAGAATTTAAGGGACTTTGTAATATTACACTATCAAGTTAAAAAGAACGATACAGAATTTTGGTCTAATTTAAAAAACTTACCTATACCACCTAGTTTACAACATAAGTTAGATTTGTGGAAAGATAGATTACCTATTAGAGAGGATTTTGAATCTACACAATATCTATTATTTTATGAGGCGAATTTTATTAGTATAATGTATGGTTTAAATTTATTAAATAAAGATAAATTGACCAATATATGGAATAATATGTCAGATAAACATAAAGAAAGAGCTATTAAAAATGTCAATGACTATAAAACCACTATGGATTATTGGAAAAAACATTGTATATCACACAAAGCCTGGCTTGACAATATCAGAGGAAAGTGATAGGATAAGAATATGATAAGTGAAGAACTAAAAAATAAAAGAATTAAAAATGCAAATTTAGCATATAGCAATTCAACTACCGAATGGGCTAAAGAATACTGGATGAAAGTATTAAATAAATTATGCAAATTGTATGGTAAAATTAACAAGAGGTTAAACTAAATGAATATATTTTGTTTACATGAAGACCCTAAAGAATCAGCAAAGATGATGTGTGATAAACATGTTGTTAAAATGATATTAGAGTCTGCTCAATTACTATGTACTGCTCATAGAGAATTAGATGTATCATGTAATATATTTGAAAACATTGATAAGGTTTTATACAAGTCAACTCATAAAAACCATCCTAGTGCTATATGGGTTAGAGAGTCAGTATATAATTATAGATGGTTATATTTACATTTTGTTGCTTTAAATGATGAGTACAAATTAAGATATAACAAAACAAAAAATCATAAGTCATTTGATAGACTAAATGAATTTCTGAAAAATCCACCAGATAATGCACCACTAAATAAGATAGGTACATTACCAACACATGCTATGCCTGATGAAT